AATAGAGTTGAATGCTACAGACTTAGCTTCTGCTAACAGGTAGCTAAATGCTTTAGCTGGTAGGTCTGGTATGAAAGTGTCTGTTAGAGAGAATGTAGCATCACGTAATCCCTCTGCTTGTGACTTAGATGCTTGTAGGGTGGAGTCTACTACTGAATCGTATGAGTCAAATACAATATACTCATCATCAAATGAAGTCCAGCAAGAGGGGGCTATATCATTTCTAATAAATAGCGAGATAGAGCTAGAGTCAACTACTGAATCTATATTTGCATTTGAAGAGTTGCGTTGATTAACATAGTCCATAAAAGCTTTTGGCTCTAGGTATTTGACATCCTGATATTTATCTTTAGTATCGGTTGTCTTCCTCTTATTATACTTAATCCAGTTTAGATACTGCAAGTTTTCAGGCATCTTCATGTAGTTGGGTTTTGCAGAGTCTGCCAACCCTTCTAACTGAACCAAAGTATTAAGATGAGGCCACTCCTTACCATCTATAATTTCATTATAAGTGGTGCTGACAATCTGAGCAATCTGTTCAGCTTCTACAGTGTCGTTAATAGAATTAACTTCGTCTGAGTCCATGTCATTCAAGATGTCTTGGACAAGAGCCAGTAGCGTCATCTTAGGCATCAGTTTGGCATCCCTATAGCGAACATATAGTAAGTGTGTATAATACTATCACCTGTAGCTACTTTAACAAATAACTCCATATAGTCATTAGTAGTGAGTACAGTATCCCAGTGCATAGATATACTATCATAGTTAGCACTATCAGCAGTTTGTACAGCTTCACCCCCTGTTTGCAATACCCCGTTCTTATGCCAGCCGAAGAATACATCTTGACCAGTTCCGGTAGAGTGTTTCACAGTAAGGTTGGCAGCAAGGTGAAAATGTCTAGTTTCTGTACCTGTATATGTAATCCTGCCTAAGCTATTATGAGTAAACTCGTCAAGCTGTGTAGCAGTTGTAGCCATATTCAGTAAGGTATAGGTAGTTGGGGTAGTAAAAGTTGTCCCCGTACCTATATTAGTATAGAACATACCCGCATGTGGGTTCATATGTTGCCAAGACCCAGAGGCAGCTCCATCAGCTAGATATACATCGTTTACAGCAGCGGCAGCTATACCCTTCGGTTCATGCCGCTCACCGTCTGCTATAGCATCGTGTTCGATTGCCATAGGTTACTCCTTAAGATTCAACCATTAAACCATGAGCTTCTAGTACGTCAAGGATAGCATTGATCTTAGTAGTGTGATCTGTCAGGTCAGTAACAATAGTACCTGCTTGAGCTGCTGTCATATCTGTACCAGTATCAACACCAGTAAGTGTAGCTGTTACAGCCGCATCTGCTACATTTGCTTGTCGTGTAGACAGTAACGGATTGCTATTGCCATCGGCTACTATGCCTTCTTCATTAAGTGGATTTGCCATGTTTCGTTTTCCTTATAAAAGTAAAATAAGGAGGAGGGCTATTATACCCTCCCCCTAATCTTTATACTACGTATTCAATTACAACGATTGCTTCGCCAGCGGTAAAAGTACCGTTAGCAAGTACAACGAGGTAGCCGTTTTCGAGTAGTTTCTGGCCGATAAGATTACCGGAGTTAGTACCAGCATGTTCTGATGCTGTTACTGAATCGCCCGGAGTAGCATCAATATCTGCTAATACTAGGGCATCAAACAACTCATCTGCACCAATAGCAGTTGTGCCGTCAGATTCTTCCAAGCCGATATTGTAGTCAGTACCACCAGCAAAGTCAGTTGTTACAATGAAATAAGCATCCTTAACAACTGCGCCTGCAGGAATATACTGTACAGTATCATCGGTAGAGCCACCGGGAAGGTTGTCGTAACTAAACTTATAGGAAATAGATTTACTACGTCCCATAGAGTTATTTACGCCACCGCCGGTTTCATCAGTAGTACGTGTACCATAGTGTTGAAATACACCACGTCCAGAACTATTTTCACGAGTTCCCATAATAGTTCTCCTTAGTATGTTGCTTCGTCAGTGAAGATTACACCCAATGTGTCGATACGTTGAGCACCAAAACCATAACGGCGGGATACTTTATACTTATCCTGTTCGTTATCGTTATCGCGCCAGCCTTCAGTACGGACAGCACGGCGTTCAGCTCGCATAATTGGCTTAGTGCCATCATCCATGATGTTCATGAAGATGTTAGCAATATCACCAATTTCAGCTGTGTCGTTTGCCAAGTTGTAGCTAGAGGCATCCAGAGCTTCTGTAGCTGTCTTAGCAGGCAGCATGTTAGAAGTATAAATATCCCAACCGAAGATGTTATGCAAGAACTTGTGGTCACGAGCAAAACCTTCGGTAACAACACCTTGGAACATTGGGTTGTTAGATACATTGACGAGGTTGGTCAAGCTGTTGAGTGTAGCTTCAACAATAGGATCAACAACTGCAATACGACCGCCCTGTGGAGCATGTGACTTATCGAAAGAGAGCTTCATAGCAATGAAGTCACTCATAGTCATGATGCGAGTAGTACCGCCAACACCACCAGCAACCCAACGATGTGGACGACCATTGACCAAGCCTACGTTAGCCTCGGTTTGAGCACCGTTAGCCGCAGCAAGGAACTTGGTTTCATTGTCTTCAGCAATCGTACGACTAGCTTCCATAGCTCGCATAGCGTGTAGCTGTTCAACTTGAGCACCGTCTTCACGCAGCTTGTCACTGATAGACCAAGCATCACCAACGAAGTCAGTGATAGTCAGAGTAACATTACCAGTGTCGATAGCGTTAAAGGTAGGTGGAACATCTTCTTCTAAATCCTGCAGCGTGGCAGAACCGATAGATTTGATGTTAAGAGTAGTACCTGCGCCGAAGTCACTCACATCACGTGAGAAGGTATCAGGCAGGAGCATATCTGGAAGATTCTCCAGAATCATTTTTGAATACTGTTCCGCTTCAATAAACGGAGTAGTATTGCTCGTATTTTGAGCCATTGTTTATCTCCTTAGCGTGTTACTTATGTAACACTTAATTTAGATTTTCACCAGCTGCTCGCCAAATAGCTGCCATATCCTTACCTGTAGCTCCCGGAGGAACTTTCAAGCTAGGTGAGGTTTCATTTGGCTTAAGAGCAGCAGTGTTAATTGAGCCATTGGTATGGGCAGGGGATCCCTGTGACACATTACCAACACCCGCCAATTTCAGAACGGCTTGTGGATTTGTAGCTGATAAAGAATTCATCTGATTGATTGTAAATCCAGAAGCTTCTGCTGTGGCAATGAAATGTTCTTCAGCCTTTTCCATTGAACCATGTTGTTTAGTCATGGCTTCAATAACTGCTTGTACATTACCATCAGCAATCCGCTTAGACTCTACAGCCGTCAGAGTATCGCTTATCTTGCTGTCCATAAGTGCATCAATCTGGTCTAAATCTAAACTTTCTGAAGGGGTAACTTCGTCTGTTTTGTTAGCCTTGATTTGCTCCAGAACTTCTTCTGCCGCCATACGTTTCTCTAACTCAGCCTTTAAAGTAATTGCCTCTGCTTCCAAGGTTTTAATATGTTCTTGTGAAGCTTTGGTGGCTTTGATTACATCTGGTACGTTGGCATATTTCTGGGTTCCGTCTTCCCGTGTGATCTCCTTTAGCAGGTCTGCGTAATTCTCGATCTCAGGTGAAGATGTCTCCGCTTTTACTTCTGGAGTAGAAGCTTCTGTAGCAGGGGTCTGTTCAGAAGAGCTGTTAAATACTGTTTCATTAACTTGGTCAGTCATAGTTATTCCTTAAGTAGGTTAATCATTTTCTGTGCGAACTTTTGATACCCAAGTTCATAGGCTTGTTTTTCAGCCCATGCAGGCATAAAAAAATTCTCTCGTTTGTGCATCTCTTTGTCAGAGACTCTATACTCCTCCTCCACTAATTGAAGGAGTCTTCGTAATACTTCTTTAGATCCTTTAAGCTTTTTCTCGAAAGTTTCTACTTCTTCCTTTGGAAGATTTGAAGTCCACTTCATAGACTTCATTGAATAGGAGCCTCTGGTACATCCTCTCCCTCTACGCCGGGAGTAATAGATTGTACTTCCATCTCTTCTTGAGCTTGATTCACTAAGGATTGTGTTTCAGCCTGTTCAAAGACGGCTACATTATCTCGTACTAAATCTAGTCTTTCTAACTGAAGTAGTTGTTCTACTTGTCTTGCCAGAGCCTTAGAGCTGACATGAGGAGCTATCTGCTGCCAGATAGTACTATTGGCAAGGCCAGTGAGGTTTTGCATAAGTTGCGCTCTAGCAGCATAATGCCTTGCACCTACTGGTCTTAATTTACCTTTAGCAGTTATGTCTTCTTTGGTAATGGACATAAACTCTGTAACACCCAAATCATCGTCCATAATACGTACAATGTCACCACCATCCATATTACGACGAGCTACCTCTAACATAGTGTTTAAGATAGGCTCTAGGAACTCTGTTTCAAATTTTGTTATCTTATCTTGGAACAATCGTCCAGCAGCATTCTGTAGCTGCTGTACTTCAAAGGCTGTCTTCTCTCCCGGTGTTCTAATACCTGCAGCTTCTTTAGGTGCTCCAGCCATCTCTTCCATCGTTGCCATCAAGTTACCAATCTCGTTATTAACTTGAAATACAGCAGGGTCTGGTGGAAGTCGGGATACATCCCCATCATCTGGGATTCTTATTTGGCAGTTAGGGCCATATGTGAAAGGTTCTACATCTCCTCGGATTACCAGTGGAGAGTGTACATTCAAATCCATAGCATCGGCTTTAAGGTTTTCCAAATGATCTATACGGTATTGCATACCAACTAGATTATCAAGTGGCCCCATTGAGTAGAGGTTATCAGCCCTATCTCTCCAGCCCACATGCTTCTTGCTAGACTGTCCTAACCATGATGGATTCTTAATCTTTCGTATAACAAACTGTCTATCTACAACTGTAATGATATGGTCTGGGAGGTAGTCACTTGTATCGGGGTCATACGCATCCCCTTCAAATTCTAATATCTCTACATAACCAGAGTTATAATAATCTGATAGTGTACCAAACCCGTCTACAGCGTAGGACTCTGCCCTGTTAAAATCATCTGTAGAGAATGTCTGATAAGCACGTCTTGTATCATCCATCTTTTCAATTATATCTTGTGAATAGCCCAGCTCAGGTTTTGTTGCAGCATCATGTTTCAACTCGCCCATCGTCTTAATGTGACGAGTAATTTTAGGGCTATCATCAAAAGTAGTACTAGTAGGATTAAACAAGATGTCATTAAAAGCAATACGACGAAGACGAGGGCCAACAAACCCCACAATCTTCTCACCTGTTACATCGTCTGTTTTAACTTCCCTAACATACTCTACATCACCAAAGGCATTACCTGTATCTATCCAATCATAGATTAGTTTAGATACTGTAGACCTAAAGCCACCCTCACGAGTTTTATTATCCATATAAGCATGGATAGCCTCTCGTTTAGATTTATTATTATCTTGCTCTGAATATGACTCCCATTTCAACCATTGGTCATTAGGGAACATGGCAGACATATAATTAGCATGTAGATTATCCCTAATCTGTGTCAGCTTAGGTATTGTGGTAGAGTTCTTCCAATCAGTGTTTAATCCGACGCTGGTACTTCTAGTACTGGTAGCAGTGATATAGTTACGTAGTTCTTGTATATCCCTTTCTTTTTCTACTCTATTATCTTTCATAGAGCTGTAGCTTTGAGCCACACTCTTCGCAAGGGAGTCCCCCTCAGATAATAGGTATTTAAGTTCTTCTACACGATCTACCATTTAGTATTATCTCCGTCCAAAACTTATGCCCCCGAACTTAGGGTGCGTCTTAAGCTGCGTTACTGCCGCTTGCCCACCGGCATAATTACCTTTAGGCGGTACAGCTATATCAATAGCTGCTGTTAGTCCATCTTTAATATCATCGTGTAGTGGCTTTGCCATTACCAACTCTTCTTCTAACAGTGTACACATACCACTCTTAGTATGCCACACTTGGAGGTTGGCATAACGAGGTTCGAGGGTGGCATCCATCCTCTCTTCTTTATTACCTTCGTGTCTACTAGGGCGATGCTCATCAATCTTAAGAGCTAGTCCATTGGGTCTAATGTAACTCTCTCTTAACTCATTTACTACGGCTACTTGTGCAACTGTAACTTCAGCCCTTATCTTACGAAACTCCCACTTAAGGTAGGCTCGTAGTATGTGCTCGAAGTAAACTGAGATCTTACCCTTAGTCTTAAACCTGTCTATATCCAGTACATAGATATTATTTTCGCGGTCTACGCCAATAACAACTAGTGCCGTGAAGTCAGCTCGCTTTGCCATTGAGAATGCAAAGTCAATCGCTGCATAGACATTTAGCTTTCTATCTTTAAAGAACCAATACCCTTCGCGCTGTTCCAGAAACTTTGGGTCGTAGTACTGGAATAAACTAGGGTCTATCTTCTGTGTTTCTATATCATTAGGGTTATTATAATATTGAGCAAAGAACTGGGTCTTGTCCTCATACTCTGCTTTGATGCGTCCTAATATACGCTGGTCAAAGCCAAATTGTTTACCATCTTTCCTAGAGGCTCTCTGCCAGAGAAACTCTCCATCTGTTTCAACAACCCTTTCCATAACTTCCCAGATTGGTTGTTCTCCTATCAATTCACCTTCATCATCATAGATAGGTTCTACTTGTCTTTTCCAAGTAGCGTACTGGTCTTTGGGGTGGTAGCGTGTACCACAAGCCTTAATCAAACCCCCTGTATTCTTGATAGAGGACATCTGAGACATTGCATTAGCACACTTACGTCTACCATCTTCTGTGTAAGCATTATCTGGTACAACAACATCATCTGGTACTACTACGTCTGCGTGCAGGCCAGTTGTATTTGTTGTCAGGCCAGCTGTTCTAACTGTAGCATCTCGAATCCCTTCAAGCTTCCTTTTGGGGTGGTCAACAGACATGGCTGTAGAAGCCCACTTCTCTCTCTTACCCTCATCAGCCTTAATCATGTCGGGCCAATATCTTTTATAGATAGTGTTATCAATCATTCCTTTGATTGCATATAATTGATCTTCTGCTAATTGCGCTGTAGCAGACAGGTAGAGTATGGTTGTTTCAGGGTATTTAGTTATCCACCAAGCACACCATACTGCTAGGCAATGACTCTTCATGTGTCCACGAGGAAGAAGAAGAAGTTGGTTTAAGTCGCTATTCTCTTTACTCAACCAGTTAAATACTTCTTTGTGCAACTCCCCATATTCTCTATACGGGTTAATCAGCCTAGCAAAGAAATGTAAATCTTTGACAGCTTTGTTTCTTATCTTCTCTATCTTATCAACTGTAGCCACTAGTGGGTGATGCCCAGTCTTTCAGCATCCTCATCAATCTCACTAGTAATACCAGCGTGTATTTTCTTCTGGCGTTCAACCTCTGCCTTAGAGGGACGACCAGCTTTCTTCTCCCAGCCTTTCTCTGCAATATACTTAGCAGCAGTAGTACCCTTAGAACCTTCTTGGGTGGCTGACTTAATCATAGCTTTAATGGCTTTAGATTTTATCTTAATCTCCAACTCATCACGCCACTTCTGTATATGCTTGCCAATAGTGTAGCTGGCACATAGGAATTGCCAATGATCCCAGCTACCCAATACATCAATAGCAAAGCTATACTCAGTAGGATCTTCGTAGTCGAGGTATAGCTTCTTCATGGAAATGTATGTGACACCATCTTTCACCATATCTTCTGACTTCGTAGTAAACTCAGGAGTATAGTCAGGGTGTCTCTCTTCCCAGAAGAGGGCTTTGGTCAGCCAACTACCTGTGATTGATTTACGATCTGGCATTTTTATGCTGCTGCCCAATCAGGAATAATCTCATCGACAATAGCGGGACGACCAAGTACAATTTCAGCTTTTTCGTTTGCTTCGAGATGCGCCCAAACCACATCAGATACTTGGTCAAAAATGGGTGAAGCATTACCCGCAGTCCCAAGAACTGTGCTGAACTCAGGCTCTTGCACTAAGGCAACGTGCTGGTAGCTTGTAAAGTCCACTGTATCCGTAATAGCACAGACAACATGGGCTTCGCGCTTAGTCATATTAATATTAATCTCGGTGACTGTGATACCATGATCACGCAACCCTCTACCTCTATCGACACTTACTTTTTTACTTGCCATTATTAAAATCTC